GTAAGTATTACGGTGACGGTTCTGCATTAACAGGTATTGATGCAACAGGTATTCAAAATGGAACATCAAATGTTCGTATACCAGTCGCAGATGGCAACATTGAATTAAATGTTGGTGGCGGACTTGAAGCAAACATTACTTCAACAGGAGTAAATGTTGCAGGTACACTGAACGTAACAGGTATTGTTACTGTACCTAGTACATCTGGTGCTATCGACATAGCATTAGGAACTCCGACTCAAGGATCTTTAACATCTAATGCTTTAACTTTAACAACAGCATCATCGGTCTCTAATTCAATTGCTCAGTTAAACAATGTATTAGGTAAATTAGTTCCATCAAGTCCAGCAGATTTCCCAGGTGGACAAAGCATTACTATTGCAAGTACATCATCATACAGAATGGACAAATACTGGCCCAGGTGATTCAGGAACAATCTCTGTTCAAAAGAATGGTTCAGCCGCAGGTAGCAGAACTTTAACTACTTCTTTAGATGGCAACGGAACTTACACTGATCTGATTATTACAAACAACGTAGACTACAATGTAGTTGATTCAAGTGTAGCGGCAGGCTTCTGGTCAGTCTTTACAGCAGATGCATCAGGTACTGTATCAGATGGTTGGAACGAAGTATTAATAGATGATACAGCAACAGCATCTACGAACAAAGAAACTTGGTACTATGATTCATCGAATCCTGGTACACCTCAGTTTTCATCAACATCTATTACTGCTCCTGGTGGCCCTAGTTATACATACAGTTCAACTGTACCGCATTATAACAACACAAACGATTTTGCTATTGCATTTAATGTTAACAGACTATCAGGTAACATGTACCCAACAAGTGATACATTCGTAACAGGATCAAGTGGCGGAGCATTTGGTTCACCAAGTAGTGTTACATATGCAACTGCTGGAGTAACAACTCCATTAGCACAAGACTTACATGTATCTTCAGGAAGTCAAGCAGTAACAACTACAGCATCTATTATTTCAGGATTCGGTTCAAGTGCATCGGGTCCATCAGTATCAGTCTTCAACTCTTATGCAACAGGTGCACAGACATTCAATCCTGGAAGCACAGTTCTTTATAAGACCGGTACTGCATCTTCTGCAAGTAGAATTGAAGAAGCAAACGTTTATATCGGTTCAACAATTGGTTCTGGATCAGGGTTAGCACAACGTATTGAAAACCCAGGTTCAACTGATACACCTAGTTTCTCTGCAAGTGCAACTGTGTTTAACAGTGAGACTTCAACATTAGAGACATACGACTCAACAGTCGTAGGTGATGTATTAAGCCACGATGAAACTGATTATTCTTCTGGTTATTTACCAGTAGGACCTGACTTATCAGCAGGTAGATCAGGAGCACAATATTTTACATTCAAATTTGTAAGAACATCAACATCGAAGTTTGATGTTAAATTTTCAGGAACATTGGCAGGTTGTTGGGTAGCAGTACCCGGATCAACAATTGACTCAGCATCTTCATTGAACGGTTGGGTTGATATGTCAACATCTTACGCGGGAGCAGGTGTCCCCGGTGCTAACACAGGCGCTGGTGGTAATGGTTCAAACGGGTGTGCGTTAGGCGGCGTTATACCTACAGGATCTGCTCAAACAAATAAATCAACAACTGCTACTTTTGGTACAGTAAGTTCATCTAGTACATCAACTAATGAAATTTATGTTCGTATCAAATTAACAAGTGGTCAATCGATAACAGCCTTATCATTAGAATCTGCGAGTAACTAAAAATGAGTATACCTATTTCACAAAAAGTCGACCTACTTTATAAACAGGCATTTGGTGTCACTAAAACTGACACAGAATCTAATAAAAGTCCAAGTAACGAGGCTATTGCTAGTCCGTTATTAAATCGTGGTGATACACTGTGGACACAGGCTGATCAGATCCCAGGAACAGCGGCAGCCGTTGCTAGTATTGTTCAAGCATATACAGGATCTAGTGCAGTTGAGTGTACAGCAGATAATACTACTGTACCAGTTGGCGGTGTTTACCCCACATGGAAAACTGATTTAACTTATTGGATACCACAAGAATTTGGTGCTACTTATGCTGTCGCAGTATATGTAGACGATTCAGGAGTTGCAGATCCAACTTCAACAGGTACTCAAATCTTTGGTGCTGGTTCAGGTGGAACTGGAGAGTTCTTCTATAACTATCAATCAGGTGTTCTTAACTTTATCGGAGAAACAATTCCGACTGCTTTAACAAGTAGTAAAGTTCTTTACATCGTAGGTTATAGATATATTGGTAAAACAGGTGTTACTAGTTTACCAGATTCTCAGATCGGTAATATTGATATCACTGATCAAACATTTACTGGACAAGATACAGATGCTAATATTATCTTTACTCCAAATGGCACAGGTCAAGTTGTCACTAGTGGTAACATTACAGCATCATATTTTTATGGTAATGGTTCTCAATTAACAGGAATCGATGCAACAGGTATTCAAAACGGAACATCAAATGTTCGTATACCAGCCGCAGATGGTAATATCGAATTAAATGTAGACGGTGGATTAACAGCAAACGTTACTGACACTGGCATAGTAATGACTAGTGGTAACTTAAACCTCGGCAATGTTATTGCAACAGGTGTAGGTACATTTACAGGAAATGTTGCAGGTGGAAACATCAGCACAGGTGGACAAGCAGATGTAACAGGTAACTTAACTGCCGGCAATATAGACGGTGGTAACTTAGTAGAAGCATCATACTTTACAGGTACATTAATTAATGGTACCTCAAACATCACTACAGTAAACAACGGTAACATTAATATCGTATCAGCAGGAAACACAACTGCTGTCATTACTGGCACTGGCGCAAACATCACTGGTACACTTAATGCGAACGGAGTAGCAACATTAGGCTCAGTCGTAACAGCACAAGTAACAGGCGCAGGTAGTGGTAATTTAACATTAACAGCGGGTTCAGCAGATGACTATGTTGAGATCAGACCTACAGGTACTGGTCAAGTTCACGTCGGTGGATTTAAAATTGAATCAGTTGGTACTCCAACTGCATCAACTGACGCCGCTACTAAGCAGTACGTAGATGATGTAGCACAGGGACTTGCAGTTCATGCTCCTTGTGATGTAGCATCAACAAATACATTGGCAACAATGTCTGGTGGTACTGTAACATATGACAACGGCACAGCAGGTGTCGGAGCGACTCTTACAATTTCTGGTGCAACATTAACAGCAATTGATGGAGTAACTTTAACTACAAATGATAGAATTTTAATCAAAGACGAATCAACAGGTGCTAATAACGGTATCTATGTATACACAAGTTCAACTGTTTTAACAAGAGCAGATGACTTTAATACTCCGACTGAAATGGCAGGCGGTGACTTTACGTTTGTTCAACAAGGTACAGTTTATAACGATACTGGTTGGGTAATGACTGATCCAGTAACAACAGTTGGTACTTCTACTGTTAACTTTGTTCAGTTCTCTGGTGCAGGATCATTCACAGCAGGTGCAGGTCTTACATTAACAGGTACTGAATTCTCTGTTAACGTTGATGGATTAACAACAGACATTCAAGGCGGAAACGTAGTTGTTAAAACTTCTGCTCAGTTAACGACTCCAGATATTGGAGCGGCAACAGGTACAAGTTTAACAGCAACTGGTAACGTATCAGGTGGTAACTTAACAACAGCAGGAATTGTCTCTGCAACTGGTAATGTAATCGGTGGAAATGTTTATGCTAACTCAGGTATTATAGGAGCAACTACATTAACAGGTTCTTTAAGTACAGCGGCACAGCCAAATGTTACATCAGTAGGAACATTAACAAGTCTAACAGCATCTGGTAACATTGATTCTACAAGCGGCATCTTTAATGGTGACGGTTTTGGATTATCAAACATACCAGCCGCAAACGTAACTGGTTTAAGTTTATCAGGTATTGCAAACGGCACATCTAATGTAGATATCGCATCAGCAGATGGTAACATCACAATGGGTGTTAACGGCGTTGCTGATATAGTAACTGTATCAGACGGCGGAATTGAAGTAACAGGAACAGCAGATATTAGTTCTACTGTAACTGCTCCCGCATTTACTGCTAACACAGGAGTATTCACTGGTGACGGTGGCGGCTTATCTAATGTAGCAGGTGCAAACGTAACTGGTCAAGTCGCATTTGCGGCGACTGCTAACGCAGTAGCAGGTGGTAATGTATCTGGTCAAGTAGCAAACGCACTTGTTTCAGGAACAGTATATACAGCGGCTCAACCTAACATTACTTCTGTAGGCACTTTAACAAGTGTTGCAGTAAGTGGTACTGCTAACGTAGCAGGTAACTTAAATGTAGGTACTAGTGAAATTTCAACACTAGCGGCAGGCACAGTAACTACTTCATCGACATCTCAAACAGCAATTGCAAGTTTTGCAGTTTCTGGAATTAATGGAATAGAGTTCTTAGTAAAAGGAATTGACGCAACATCAGGAAACACTTCTGTAGCATCAGTACTAACTGTAACAGACGGATCAACAGTTGATTTCGTTACATACGGTCAGACGTTCTTAACAGGAGCGCCTGGTGTATTAGCAGTAGGCTTGAATGGTAGTGATTTAGAATTGTTGGTAACTCCAACATCAACGAACTCAACAGTATGGGTTACACAATATAGGTTTATTTAATAATGGCGATAAGATCCTTTAACTCAGTTGGAGGGTTTTCGGTAGCCGAAACGCCCGTTGAGATAGTAAGTAACGTAGGTAACGTTACACCCACTAACTTAGATGTTAGTAGCGGACTATCTGATCTAGGCGCAGTAGGCAACATTACAATTACCGGAGGCTCCGCAAATCAAGCACTAATTACAGATGGCTCTGGTGGATTATCATTCGGTGAAGCAGGTCTAGCGGCAAATTCAGCCGCAGTTATGCCCTATATTATTAATTCATCTGAATCATATACAGTAGCCGCAAATTTACAAGGTCTATTCTCACAACCTATCGAAATAGACGGAGAATTAGATGTAGAAGGTATTCTTATCGAAGTGGGTTTTAGATGTACCAGGAAATATTAATCCTACTGGAAGTATTATTCCTAGTGCAAATGTCACATACGATTTAGGATCAGCAAATTATCGTTGGAATGATCTATATCTTGCAGGAACTTCTATATTCTTAGGTGGTGGTACAATAGCAGAAGCCGCAAACGGCGCTATGGTCATGACTAACGGAGACGGTGGACAATTTATATTCGATGGTACTGATGATTTTCATACATATGCAATAGCACATGGTAATTCTAATGTATCTATAGACACATCAGGATCAGCAGTCACAATGGGTGTTTCTGGAAATGCTGATGTATTTACAATGTCAGGAGGCGGTGTCTTAACTACGACAGGTAATGTCGTACCTTTAGGTATTAAAACTGACAATTATTATTATGCAAATGGCGATGCAATCACTTTTGGTGAATCAGCGGCAGGCGCAAACACACAAATTCAGTTTAATAATCAAGGAAGTTTCGGTGCGACTTCAAACTTAACGTTTGATGATGCTTCTGGAGTACATAAACTGACTGCAACAGGTAATGTTCAAGGTAACAATTTCATTGCTACATCAGGAACTGTACAATATGGTACTCCTCCTGGATCAGGTACTATATCAGTAGATACAAGTACAACTACAGCAGGTGTATTTACATCAGGTATTTCTGATGTAAACATCGGATTACAAGCAAACATTGTAATGTGTGGTACTGGAAAAACACTGACAGCAAGAGGAAACGTTTCTGCTGACAATCTAAATTCTACGACACTTTCAGTCGAAGACTTTTATAGCAGTAGAACAGCAGTATCAGTTGGTAGTGCAAACACTACAATTGACACGTTTGGAGCATCAGACTATCGATCAGCAAAATACACAATGAAAGTTTCAGATAACACAGGTTATCAAGCATTAGAAGTTTTATTAGTACATGACGGAGTGACTCCGATTATGACTGTATATGGTTCATTATCGACTACTGGTTCGGACTTAGTAACACTAAATACTACTATGAGCGGTACAAATGTATTGCTACGAGCCACACCTGTCAATAGCAGTACAAGTGTGAATTTAATGGGGACATATGTACCAGACTAATAATTAGGGATAAACAACAACATGGCAACTAGAAATTTTAAAGTCAAAAACGGGTTAGAAGTTGGCTTAGCAACGATTTCAGCATCAACAGGTAATTTAAGCACAGTAAATGCTGATCTTGGTAATCTGGCCGTTGCCAACTATTTCGAGGGAGACGGTTCTAAATTAGAAGCACTCGCAGGTGGTAATGTATCAGGGCAAGTAGCCAATGCATTAGTATCAGGAACAGTATATACAGCGGCACAACCCGCAATCACATCAGTAGGTACGTTAACAGGATTAACAGTATCAGGCATTACAGCAACTGGATCATTACGTACAGATAATCTACAATATGCGAATGGAACTGCATGGGATTTACAAGAACCAGCAGGATCAAATACACAAGTACAATATAATAATGGCGGAGACTTTGGAGCAAAGTCTACTTTTACTTTTGATAGTGCTAGTGATCGATTAACAATCGGCGGAAATATAAACGCAGGCAACGTAGTGGCTACTGGTTTAGTGCAAGGTGGCACATTAGCAGGATCATTAACAACAGCCTCACAACCAAATGTTACCTCATTAGGAACATTAAGTGGACTAACAGTTACTAACCCAATTGTAGGTTCAGTTACAGGTACAGCATCAACTATTACAACAGCGGCACAACCGAACATAACAAGTGTGGGAACTCTTTCTTCATTAGACGTAACAGGAAACGTAGATACATCTGCAAACTTAGTTACTGATAGAATTATCGGTAAGAGTTCAGGAATTTCTGTTACAGCAATAGGAACTGACCAAGACATTACTCTTATTCCTACTGGAACAGGTGCTACTTCTGTATCATCTAAACGAATTAAAGACTTAGCAACGCCTACAGCATCAACTGATGCGGCTACAAAACAATATGTAGATGACGTTGCACAAGGATTAGCAGTACACGCACCGTGTGACGTTGCAACTACTGGCACACTTACATCTATCACTGGTGGAACTATTACATATGACAATGGTACAGCAGGAGTAGGAGCAACTTTAACAACATCGTCTGGTAATTTTGACACTATCGACGGCTACTCAGTACAAACTAATGACAGAGTATTAGTTAAAGACGAAGCAACAGGTGCTAATAATGGTATCTACGTTAAGACTTCATCTACAGTACTAACAAGAGCAGATGATTTCGATACACCAACTGAAATGGCAGGTGGAGATTTCACATTCGTATCAAACGGCACATCATTTAATGATTGTGGTTTTGTTATGACGGACCCCGTTGCGACGGTCGGAACATCAGATGTGACATTTGTTCAATTCTCAGGAGCAGGTACTTATACTGCAGGCGCAGGCTTAACACTAACAGGATCAGAATTTAAGATTACTGATACAGCAGTCACTGCAGGATCATATGGTAATGGAACACATAATGCTACATTTACAGTTGATCAAAGAGGACAATTAACGGCCGCGGCGAATGTTGCAATTACAGCAAACGCAGAAACATTAGTCGGAACAGAATTAAAATCTACAGTTACAGATTCAAGTCTTACAAGTGTAGGAACATTAGGATCTTTATCAGTAACTGCAAACGTCGGCGCTGGAAATGTCAACGCAACAGGTGGTGTATTTACATACGTATCAGGCGATGGTGCAAACTTATCATCGATTGCAGGTGGAAATGTAACTGGTACTGTAGCAACAGCAACAACAGCAGGAACCGTAACAACAGCGGCTCAACCTAATATTACAAGTGTTGGAACATTATCAGCACTAACAGTTACAGGTATTACAGCAACTGGATCATTACGTACTGACAATTTACAGTATGCTAATGGATCTGCTTGGGACTTACAACAACCAGGTGGAAGTAATACACAAGTACAATTTAACAACCAAGATCAGTTTGGTGGATCCGCAAACTTTACATTTGATACAGCAGATAGTAACTTAGACGTTGATGGCAACGTCACAGTATCAACTGGTAAGTTTTATGGAGACGGTGGCGGACTATCTGCTATAGCAGGTGCTAATGTAACTGGAGAAGTTACAAATGCCGCAACAGCAAATGCAGTTGCAGGCGCTAATGTATCAGGAGAAGTATCGTTTGCCGCTACTGCTAACGCAGTTGCTGGAGCAAATGTATCAGGTACTGTATCAAGTGCAACTACTGCTACAACAGCGGGAACAGTTACGACTGCCGCACAACCGAATATTACAAGTGTCGGAACTTTAACAAGTGTTACAACTTCTGGCGCAGTTGATGCTGTTTCATTTGGAACTAATCGTTCTAATGTCGCAGTCTCAACAAATACAGTGGTTGATGAGTTTGATCCTAGTGATTATAGAACTGCAAAATATGTAGTTTCTGGATCAGGTGATGACGGATATCAATCAGCAGAAGTATTAATGGTACATGATGGTACAGATGCATTTATTACTGTTTACGGTACTATTTGTTCTAATACATCAGCAGACCTCGTAGAGTTTTCTAGTAACATCAATGGTGTATCTGGAAACTGTACATTGTATGCAACAACAGGTAGCAATAATACAAAAGTCAATATGGTAGTAGACTATATATTGACTTAATACAATTTAATTAATCTAGTCTAAAAGACTATGGGGAATATGGAACCGTGGCATTAAGAGACTTTAAAGTCAAAAATGGCTTAACAACGCCAACACTTACCGTTAACACAACTTCCGATCTGGGAGCAGTAGGTAATGTCACTATTACAGGTGGATCAAGCGGTCAAGCAATCTTAACAGATGGTAATGGAGTATTATCATTTGGCAGTCCTACAATGGATGACCCTATTGCACCTATGCCCACACTTATTTCTTCTGGAGAAACAGCAGAAGTTCCCTCTAATTATCAAGGTATATTTGGATATCCTATTACTGTCGATGGCACCCTAGAAGTTAATGGTGTGTTAGTTGACGTTAGTAGTGACAGTTTACGAGTCGGTGGTGCCAACACTCAAATTCAATTTAACAACGGCACAGACGAAAGTATGGGAGCCAGTACGAATTTAACATTCAACACTACTACCAATGTTTTGCAAGTGGATGGAATAACACAAACAGGGAGATATTCTAATTTAGCACTACCAGATAGTGTTCAAGGAGGAATCATTTTTATCACAAATGGTAATAACAAACCAGCATACGGCGATGGAACTAACTGGTATTATTTTGATAATACACAAGTTACATAAATCAACGTTTATACGGGGTAAAAAGATAAAAACGATAAATAGAATTATGCTGAAATAAGGCAAATTTAACTATAATAGGGTAATAGGAAATGTTAATATTAAAACAAAATACGGCGGCATCAGTCCCCACCCCGGCTGCGGGTAAAGGTACAATCTTCTTAAGTGATTCAGATGTACTGTCAGTCAAAAAGAGTTCAGGATCAGTCGAATCATTCCCAACCGTAAGTGGTTCAAACACACAAGTTTTCTTTAATGACGACAATGCAATTAATGGTGATGCAAACTTTACGTTTGATAAAGCCACTGATGTATTAACAGTCACAGGAAACGTTGCGGCGACTAGAGTTTTAACAGATAATCTGTTATATGCTAACGGCGTTGCATGGGATTTACAACAACCAGCAGGCGCAAACACTCAAGTTATTTTTAATGACGATTCTCAATTTGGTGCAGACGCAACATTTACATTTGATAAAGACACTGATACCCTATCAGCACCCACAGTTACTGCGACTACACTAAACGGTTTACTTGGAACTGCCGCTCAGACTAACATTACTACAGTCGGTACCCTATCAGCACTAACAGTTTCAGGAAACATCGGAACAGGAAATATCTCTGCAACAGGAGAAGTTGCAGGTGTAGACGCGGCATTCTCAGGTAATGCAATTATCACTGGTAACTTAACAGTTAACGGCACAACAACTTCAACTAACGTAGATAATATGACTGTTGAAGATCCAATAATCAATTTAGGTGGTGGTGCAAACGGCGCGGCCCCTACTTCAGACGACGGTAAAGATCGTGGTGTTGATCTACAATACTATGATAGTGAAGCCTTAGTAGCATTTATGGGTTGGGATAACTCAGCATCAGAATTTATCTTTGGTGAAGACGTTACTAACTCATCAGAAGTTATTACAGTTAATAAATTTGGTAACGTTCACGGTAACGTATTCATTGGTTCAGGTGCAGGCTTATCAGCACTCCCGGCCGCAAACATTTCAGGAACTGTAGCATTAGCAACAGCGGCAACAACTGCTGGTACAGTAACAACAGCCGCACAACCAAACATTACTTCTGTTGGTACAGTAACAAGTCTCGTAGGTGGTACTGGTTCTTCAGCAGATTTTGGAAATGCAATTGCAATATTCGCCGCAGACAACACAGGCGCCGCATCAGGTAGTCATATTGGTGTTGTAGGTGAAGCAAAAGGTGACTCAACTGATACAGGCATCCCAGGTGTCGGTGTTATGGGTTACGGTGAAACAGCAGGCGCAACTAGAGGTACAGGTGTATTTGGTGAAGGTCTTGTAGATGCTTCAGGAGATACAGGAGCATCAGTTGGTGTAAGAGGTATTGCAGGCGCAACTCACTCAGGCGGTATGAACGTTGGTCTATATGGTAAAGCCCAAGGATCAAGTGTTAACAACTATGCTTTATATCTAGCGGCAGGTGGAATTGGTACTATCGAAAGTTCAGCAGAATGGGGATTGGTAGACAATAACGCAGGCGCCCTAAAATTCAGTTCAACAGGTAAAGCAAATATCTTCTTAATTGAAACTACAGATAACTCAGAAGGTATCGCAACAACAGGTTACTTAAACGTAACAGGTAATATTACTGCAACAGCAGGTATTAAAACAGACAACTATTATTATGCAAACGGAGCACCAGTTGACTTTCAACAGCCAGCAGGTTCAAATACACAAGTTATTTTTAATGATGACAATGACTTCGGAGCAGATTCAACATTTACATTCGACAAAGATACTAACATTTTATCAGCACCGACTGTAACAGCAACAACATTAAACGGTACATTAGGTACTGCATCACAAACTAACATCACTTCTGTAGGCACATTAGGTGCATTAGCAGTAACTGGAAACATCACATCAGGTAATACTAACGGAACAGGTGGTGTCTTTACATACGTATCAGGTGATGGCGCTAACTTATCATCAATTGCTGGTGGAAACGTAACAGGTGAAGTAGCATTTGCCGCAACAGCAAACGCAGTTGCAGGTGGAAATGTATCAGGTGCAGTTGCATTAGCAACAAGTGCTACATCTGCTAACGCAGTTGCAGGCGCTAACGTTTCTGGTGAAGTTCCATTCGCAGAAGTAGCAAATTCAGTAGCAGGAGGCAATGTCTCTGGTACAGTAGCACTTGCTTCAGTAGCAGGAACAGTATCAGGAGCCGCACAAGCAAACATTACGTCAGTAGGTACATTAAGTGCATTAGGTGTTAACGGTACAATTACTGCTTCAGCAATCACAGCAAACACAGGAGTGTTTACAGGTGATGCAGGTGGTTTATCAAATGTCATAGCCGCTAATGTAAGTGGTACAGTAGCAACTGCTACTACAGCAGGTACTGTAACAACAGCCGCACAACCAAATATTACTTCAGTAGGTACTTTAAGTGCTGTAACAACTACAGGTAACGTTGATACAACAGCAAACGTTGTAACTGATGACATCATCGGTAAAACAGGCGGAATCACAATTACAGCAATTGGAACTAATCAGCCTATCTCATTAGTAACAACAGGCTCTGGGTCAGTTGATGTAAACTCAGCACGAATTACAGAACTAGCAACACCAACTGCATCAACAGATGCCGCTACTAAGCAGTATGTTGATGATGTTGCACAAGGCTTAGCAGTACATGCTCCTTGTGATGTCGGTACTACAGGAACATTAACATCTATCACTGGTGGAACGATCACTTATAATAACGGAACAGCAGGTGTTGGAGCAACATTAACAACATCTTCTGGTAACTTTGATACAATTGACGGCGAATCATTCTCTAATGGAGAAAGAATTCTTGTTAAAGACGAATCCAATACAGCACACAACGGTATCTATGTTAAAACATCATCTACAGTTCTAACAAGAGCAGATGACTTTGATACACCAACTGAGATAGCAGGTGGAGACTTTACATTCGTATCAACAGGTACAGTCTTAAATGACTCTGGTTTTGTTAACACAGATCCAGTATCAACAGTTGGTACTGATCCTATTACATTCGTACAGTTCTCAGGTGCTGGTACATATACAGCAGGAACTGGTCTTACACTAAGTGGTTCAGAGTTCTCAATAACTAACACAGCAGTATCAGCCGCATCATATGGTAACGGTACTCATAATGCAACATTCACAGTTAACGCAAGAGGTCAATTGACAGCGGCGGCTAACGTTGAAATTACTGCAGGAGCAGGAGTACTAACTGGTACAGTTCTTAATTCAAGTGTTGTAGACTCATCTCTAACATCAGTCGGTACAATCGATACAGGTGTATGGGAAGGTACAGCAATTGGAGCGGCGTATGTTTCAACTCTTAACCAAAACACAACAGGTTATGCCGCAACTGTTTCAAGTGCCGCACAACCAAACATTACTTCTGTTGGTACTCTATCAGGACTAACTGTTACTAATCCTATCGCAGGATCAGTCACTGGTTCAGCAAGTTCAGCAACTACAGCAGGTAGTGTAGATGAATCAGTAACATTCAACAACGGTGGATCAGGTGCAGCCTCAGGAACATCATACGATGGTGGAACTGCAAGAACTATTTCTTATAACTCAGTAGGTGCACCAGGTGTAGACGGCAGGAAGTGCAGGATCAGCAACTACAGCAGGTACTGTAACAACTGCGGCACAGCCCAACATTACAAGTACAGGTACTTTAACAGGACTAACTGTTTCAGGAACTATGAATGCTGGTACAATGCAGTCTACTACGATCACTACAGGATCAGCGGCAACAGCAGGTACAATTACTGGTGACTATACACTGACATCAGGTTCAACTCTTAACGCAACATATGCTGACTTGGCGGAGAAATACACAGCAGATAGAGATTATGAGCCAGGAACAGTATTAGTATTCGGCGGAGATGCAGAATTATCAACAACAGGAGCACATGGATGTTCAGCAGTAGCAGGTATTGTTACAACTAATCCTGCTCAAGTCTATAACGCAGAATGTTCTGCGGGCGAAGGAGAGTTTGTTGTAGAACTAGCATTGATTGGACGTGTACCATGTAAAGTTATAGGACCTATCAACAAAGGTGATCTAATCGTAACCTCTGAAGAAGCAGGATATGGATGTCGCCCAGTTGATGAAGATAATGTTAAGCCAGGTACAATTATCGGTAAAGCAATTTCAGCCTACAACGGTGATACACCAGAAGGTGTAGTCGAAGTTCTAGTAGGTAAAAACTAATTCTAACTACCTTAGAATCGTTAAGTCACACTTAACATGTAGAGAGAGTCGAAAGACTCTCTTTCCATATATGGAATTTGTTCACTAATTCGGCCACAGATAAGTATATGTATGAATACTTTTACTATGAATTTTGATACCAGATTGGCAGAATGGTATGAATTAAGAAGATCATTAAAAGATTCAGAATTAGAAGAAATTTGTATTGAAGTAGATAAGTTTTGGCAACAATGTCCACTAAATAACTACTATCTACATCCACATGATATAAAAGATTGGCCTAATCCATGGCAACTTTTACATGACAATCACTATTGTTTTTGGGCACGTGCATTAGGCAACATTTATACTTTGGCAATATTGGGTATAAAAGATGTTGACTTGTGTTCAGCAATAGATTATACTGATACAGAAGTAGTATTAGTCCTGGTAGACAACGCAAAATATGTGTTGAATTACTGGCCAGATTCGGTAGTAAATACTGTGCTGTCAGATTTCAGAAATGTCAAAAACATTGACATGCAGGTGTTATATAACAAAATAAATTAGGTAAAGAATGAACATTAAAGTCACTAAAAGATCAGGAAAGGTAGTAGAATTAGAGTTAGAAAAGTGGCAAGCCCAAGTAGCAAAAGTATGTGAAGGTGTATCAGATGTATCACAATCAATGATTGAGATCACATCACAACCACACTTCTTTGACGGTATTACTACAAGAGAAATTGATGGGCTTACTTTACGTGCTATCGTTGATTTAATCGATGAAGAACAAGCACCAGAAACAGGCCATACTAATTATCAATTTGTAGCCGGCAAACAACGTTTATCTATGTTGCGTAAAGATGTATACGGAGACTATCAACCACCTCATCTATATGAAATTGTTAAGAAGAATATAGAATCAGGTTTATATACTACAGACTTGCTTGAGTGGTATTCTGAAGATGATTGGAACAAAATGGAAAAGATCATCAACCACGAGAAAGATGAAAACCTATCTTATGCCGCCATCGAACAAATGATAGGTAAATATCTAGTCAGAAACAGATCAACAGGACAGATATTTGCGGCCGCAACAGTATTTCATAAAGAAGAACCTTTATCAGCAAGAATGAAATATATTAAAGAATATTATAACTGTGCTAGTGATGGGTTATTTACACTAGCAACTCCTGTACTTGCTGGATTAGGAACACCTACTAAACAGTTCAGTTCTTGTGTATTAATTAAAAGTGATGATGACTTAGATAGTATCTTTGCATCAGGTGAAATGATGGCTAAGTATGCTAGTAAACGTGCTGGTATAGGTCTTGAAATAGGTCGTTTAAGACCCCTAGGAGCGCCTATAAGAGGCGGAGAGATCATGCATACGGGAATGATACCCTTCTTAAAGAAGTGGTTCGGAGACTTACGTTCATGCTCACAAGGTGGCATTCGTAATGCTAGTGCTACAGTCTTTTATCCTATTTGGCATCATCAATTTGATGATTTAATCGTACTAAAGAACAATCAAGGTACTGAAGAAACAAGAGTAAGACATATGGATTATGGCGTATGTCTTAATGCATTCTTTTGGAAACGTTTTAAAAACAAAGAAAACATTACATTCTTTGATCCAAACGAAGTGCCTGATTTGTATGAAGCATTCTATTCAGATACTGCTAAATTTGAGGAACTGTATCTCAAATATGAAAGGTCCCGTAGCCTCAGTAAGAAAGTAATGTCAGCAGAAGAAGTATTTAAATCTGGTGTATTAAAAGAAAGAACAGATACAGGAAGAATTTACTTAGTGTATGTAGACAACGTATCTAACCAAGGTCCGTTTGATACTACTGAACATCCAATTTATCAAAGCAATCTATGTTGTGAGATATTATTACCTACAAAGCCTTTTAAACGTTTAGATGACGATGAGGGACGTATTGCATTGTGTACATTGGGATCGATCAACTGGGGAGCATTCAGAAACCCTGAGGACATGCGTAGAGCATGTCGTGTACTACAACGTAGTTTGTGTAATATCTTAGATTACCAAGATTTCTTATCGATTCAGAGTCAATTAAGTAACGATGAAATACAACCTTTGGGTATTGGTGTTACTAATTTAGCATATTGGCATGCAAAACGTGACTACATATATGGTGACAAAGATGCACTACAAGATGTTAAAACTTGGATGGAACATCAAGCATTTTTCTTAACTGAAGCAACAGTAGAACTAGCAAAAGAAAGAGGTAAATGTTTAGATAGTGATAAGACATGGTATGGTAAAGGTAAGTTCCCTTGGGAACGTAGAGCAAAAGGTGTTAATAAACTAGCAAACTTTAAGCCAGAGTGTGATTGGGAAGCATTACGAAAAGAAATGAAAGAACATGGTGTCAGAAATGCAACTTTGATGGCAATTGCTCCAGTAGAATCATCTAGTGTAGTTATCAATTCTACAAACGGTATTGAAATGCCAATGAGTTTAATCTCTGTTAAAGAAAGTAAAGCAGGATCACTCACACAAGTAGTACCAGACTATCATATCAAACGTGTAAGAAATTCTTATCAATTGATGTGGGAGCAACAAGATTGTGATGCATATTTAAAGACTGCGGCAGTATTAGCGGCTTATGTAGATCAAAGCATATCAACAAATACATTTTACAATCCAGCACATTTTAAAGATCAGAAAGTGCCTACAACACTGATCGCAAAGAACTTAATGCAGGCACATCAATGGGGACTTAAGACTTTTTATTATTCTTTAATAAATAAAGCAGGAGTCAAAAGACAAGATGAACAAATAGTAGAAATAGCAAAACAATACATTGACGAGCCAGCATTTGATGATGATGACTGTGAAGCATGTAAATTATAAGGGTTAATTATGAGTAAAGAACAATATGATTTGGCAAAACAAACAAATTATTTAGATAGCACTATGTTTTTGGATCCATCAGGTCCTGTAACTATCCAAAGATTTGAAGAAGTAAAATATGATAAGATAGCAAACTTTGAAGAAACTGCTAGAGGTTTCTTTTGGATACCAGAAGAAATTAGTTTAACAAAGGATGCATCTGATTTTAAAGATGCTAGTGATGCCGTCAAACACATTTTTACTGCTAATCTATTAAGACAAACTGCACTAGATAGTTTACAAGGTAGAGGCCCTGCACAAGTTTTTACTCCTGTAGTAAGTCTACCTGAAGTAGAAGCATTATGTTACAATTGGTCTTTCTTTGAGACTAACATTCATTCACGTTCTTACAGTCACATCATTAGAAACATCTATAATGTACCTAAGGACATCTTTGATACTATCCATGATACTAAAGAAATCGCAGACATGGCATCTAGTGTGGGCGAATACTATGAAGCACTACATCAGATTAATTGCAAAAAAGAAATGGGTCACAAGATTGATGAACATGAGCATATTAAAGCAATTTGGATGGCATTACATGCAAGTTATGCTTTAGAAGCATTAAGATTTATGGTATCATTTGCTACATCACTGGCAATGGTAGAAAACAAAATCTTTATTGGTAATGGTAATATCATTTCATTAATTTTACAAGATGAATTGCTACATAAAGGGTGGACAGGCTGGATCATCAATCAAGTAGTAAAAGAAGACAAACGATTCTTAAAAGCACAAAAAGAATGTGAACAAGAAGTGTATGCTATGTATATGGATGTAATTAGAGAAGAAAAAGAATGGGCTGATTACTTGTTTCAGAAAGGTCCTGTGATCGGTCTGAACGCAAACATTCTTAAAGAATTTGTAGACTACACAGCACTAGAATCACTTAAAGTAATCGGTATAAAATATAACGAACCTGCACCAAAAGCAAGTCCTATTCCGTGGTTTAACAAGCACAGTGATACTAGCAAAAAGCAAACAGCATTACAAGAAAATGAATCAACTAACTACGTAATCGGAGTTATGTCAGAATCACTTGATTACGAAGCCTTACCCGAGTTGTAAGAGCCAGAAAATATTATTTGATCGTAATATCACATTAAATAAAGATATAACATTTAACTAACTAGGAGAAAGAATGAAAGCCATTGTATGGAGCAAAGACAACTGCACTTATTGCGATCAAGCAAAGAAATTGCTTGAAGAAAAAGGCATTGAGTATGAAGAAAAGAAAATTGGACATGGATATACACTAGAAGACTTACTAGCCGTAGTACCTAATGCACGAACTGCGCCGCAAATCTTTTTAGGAGACAAGTACGTGGGTGGATTTATGGAACTAAAAGAAGAAATGATTACTTTTAATACTAACAGTTTATAATAGGAGAAATAATGTCAATATTAAGTGATGTCAAAGTAGGTGGAGTATATACTCTAAAGATAAACAGTGGTGAAGAGATTGTATCAAAAGTTGTAGAAGTAGAAGATGATACACTTGTTTTAGAAGATCCAGTATCAATTGCCCCTAGCCCACAAGGTATGGGACTTGTTCCTAGTGTGTTTACTGCAAATGCCAAGAAAAACGTAAGACTAAATACTACTAGTGTTTCTCTTGTTGCTGAAACAGCAGACGAAGTTAAAGACAAATACAGAGAGGCGACCACCGGAGTAACTGTACCGGAGAAAAAAATATTAGTAGGATAATGTTACATGGCCAAACTGAGCCGAAAGGGAGATAAAAATACTACAGGCGGTAAAATCTTAAAAGGTTCCGAGACTGTGTTTTGTGAGGGGAAACCTGTCGGCTTACATGTAAGTGAAATCACTCCCCACAACCCTAAACCAAATGAAAAGCCTCATAAAAATGCAAAGACAACTGAAGGTAGCCCTACAGTTTTTTGTGAAGGTAAACCAGTACTCCGAGTAGGATCTGGTAATGATTGCAAACATAAAATTGTAGAAGGCGCAGAGACAGTCTTTGTTCCTTAGGATATTATATGGCTGATACTGGTAAACAAAGTCCATTAGGCATGAACGTGCTAGGAGGTATCTTACAAAATAGATGCCTCGAAATTAATAAAAATGCCGAATACTATATGGGAATAAGCACATCAAATAGTTCTTATACGTTTGGTGCACTTGTAAGAAATACCGTTCTTAGAATGCTTGTATGGTCTATTAATGATGCTTATTTAAGAGGTTATGTAACTGGATCGACCTATAATAATATTATTTCAATTTCAGGTAATGGTAATGAAGGTTATTCGTTAGGTAATGCTAAACCTCCTACTTATGTTGCAGAAGATCCTAGTGAATCATGGGCAGGAGCAACACCAAACACAACAGCAAATTGTAAAGCACTTGAGTTTGCAGAAGCACAAGGAGTTACAGGTGCACTTGCCGGACCAGCAAATGCAGGGTATTCTGTAACTGGTAAAACAGATTACGGTCAACAAGCCACATGGTTGCCCTACACTAATACAAACCCAAACAGCAGTATTACTCAATGGGGATGGATTAGATGTCATGCTCTACAAGCACATAATGAATTCAACTGGCATGCACAAAACGGTAAGGAAGGTCAAGCAGTGCCCCGTTACGAAGATTTTTGTGGATCATTCAATGAAGCGGCTAGTTACTGTCAATATACTAATGATACAGTAAACACAGCGGCAAACTCAGAAGAATTTTTAGCAGGGTCATTTAGTAACATGAATGATCTTATTACAGGAGATGTAACTGGTGTATCTTTGTATACTAACGGTCTTGCATATGATTTAAAACAAATTCAAAAAATCTTTGATTTCAGAAGGCTTGATCGTTTTGGCTTCCCGTCAACTCTATTGCAACAATTACATGAAGCCGGAGGAATAACACAAGATTTAAATTTAGCATTGGGCGCGGCCGGATTATCTGCTAATGAAATTAAAAAACTTTCTACACAAAATAAATCTGGAACTTCGGCACAAGAAAGAAAAATATATACAGCCTTTTTAACTATAACAGGAGACAATTTAAAAGTTGTAGCATCATCATTAACAGATAATAATTATTTTCTTAATTTTAGAATTGGTTTTAGTAATGTTAATTCTGGATTCTATGATTTTTTAAAAGTACGAACTTTAGCAGATTTATTAGATCCTTGGTATTTGTTCCTTGATGCTAGAAAAACACTAACTGTTCCTTTATATAATGATACATTAAATTTACCAACAGGCTCAAAAACATATTACTTAATATACAATGAGGATGGTTCTACTAATAATGCAATAGGTACTGCAACAGTTAGAGACAGAGTAGGTACTTTATTTACAAAAGGACAACCAGATCCAAGTGATGGCACAGCAAGACAAACTTTTAGTTCACTATTAACTTTGCCAAAAGGATATGATTCGTATTTAGGATCCCAAAATGAAATTCTTCCTGCACAAGTAGCATTAGCCGCAGGCGCTCTTAGATATTCTTTTTTACAAATTAGTAATATTGAGCAAATAACTCCTGGTGAATTAGGTGATTGTTTAGAGTTCTTAGAAATATTATCCACAGACACACCAGGGGCAAACGGTACAGTAGCAACTGCTGATACTTTACAAAAACCAGTTAACGAACTTTTAGTAGATACAGTAGTAGAACAAATGGGATTAGGATCTGGCTGGAAAGGTAGTTATCGTATGGATGACTTTTTTGGGTGTATGTCAGGTAATCCTTATCCATGGGATCAAATTTATGACTATCTAGCAGGTGATGAAGAAATAGAGAATGTTACTAGCCCTCGTTCGGATTTAGCAAGAATATATCAACAACTATTTTTAGCAGTATCTTGGGAACCTGCCGCAATTACTTTAGAATTAGAGTATACGTGTACTATGGGTTCTGGCACTGCTGGTACTAGGGACGCAGTACAAAATCAACCCAATGGAGATTATCAACCGGATCCTGCACTACCAGATTATAATCCTTATCTCTATGTACTCGTAGATCCGGATACTGGTGAGCCATATGATCCTAAACAGTACACAGATAATCAATGGCAACCTTCATTGTGGGCGGCAGGTTATAGAATTAAACCAAGTCAAGGTGAATATACCCCACTAACTAATGACGGTGGAGGATATGGAAGAGGTGGTGCTCCGGATCCAGCAGTCACTATTAATTATACAACATTTAATTCAGACGGGTCAAAAATTAATATCGGCGCTATAGGCAGAAATGATGCACAAACAGGTAGTAATGGCGCCGGGACATTTGGAAGAGTTCAAGGAGCAGAAGTTTATGATGGTTTTGCTACTTATTTTGCTACAGGCATCCCCGGCGCAAATTGGGAAGGTTCTGGAATACCAAAGCCAACTGATCCACCTGTTGGTTTTGAAGATCCAGGTGGTATTTATCCTAACTACCAAGATTCAAATCCAGGATACGGTGCCCCTGTTGCCAACGTAGATGTTATTGGAGAGCCTGAATATCCCCCAATAGGCACTTATAGTTGGCAACCCCCTACAGGCGGAACTAACTCACCATTTGGATCTAGTTATAATTATAATTCTGTTACGCAATATTATATTAATGCCGCCAACTCAGAAATTTCTAGTATTGCAAACTCATCATACAGAGATTCATTAAACGCCCTTGAACTTCAATGGAGAATATTAGGTAAGCAAATGAAAGTTGAGCAACGCAGTAGATATAATGCATTAGGACGAGTTGAAATTCCAAGAGATCCTTTTGTTTATAGTAACCAAGACTTAGTAACTTTTGTTGACAGTATGCCGGACTATTCAGATTGGAATCAACCGCGAGGAATAGGAGCAAGAGTAACACTAGAACTTATTATAGATAGAAATTGCGATGTAGGACAAAATATTATGGCGCAATTACGACAAGAACGCAATGACAGAACTCTAGCAAATTGTGGCATACCAGTAAACAACAATATACCAGATATTATTCCAAACAATATTCATCGAACTCTAGTAAATAATGGAACTGTTGAAGGCGCAAGAGAAGGTATTGAGGTTGATGATGTACAATTTACTAACCCAAGTTGGCCTCGACCATATGGTCCAGACGGCCCTCCCCCAACAGGAGCCGGGGGTAAATATGTTGATCCTGTTTTTGAACCTATAGACGGTGAAGGTCCTGGTAATTACGATCCGATTATTAATAAGGATCCTAATCCTCAAGTAGGACCCACAGTTCCATCTGGTCCTCCTGATTTAGTCGGAGATCCTCCTCCAGGTAATGAAGGCGACCCCGGAGATGGACCTGACTTCACGCCAGGAAGTGGTGGCGGTGGAGACAATGATGGCGGTGGTGGACCAACAACTGCACCTCCTCCGTTTGTACCACCTCAATCAGCAGATGAGGCAATTGAACAAGTTATTCATTGTAACTGTGATTGCTGGGATTTAATTAGTTAAAACTTTTTCTACCTACCCCTTGACTCGTATTAAATATTAGTATACAATATACTAAAAGGACCATATATGAGTTATTATTTTACGAGTGAGAGTGTCTCTGAAGGACACCCGGATAAAGTTGCAGATGCAATCAGTGATGCTATACTTGATTCGTTTATGCAACATAAAGATCCTACTCTACGTTGTGCCTGTGAAACGTTAGTTACTACTAATCAAGTAGTAGTTGCAGGTGAATATAAAGGACAAATCGATAGTTTAGATGTTGAATATCTTGTACGCAGAGTAGTAAAAAATATAGGATACGAGCAAGAAGGATTTCATTGGAACAATTTAACAATTTCTAATCTGTTGCACGGACAATCTCCTGACATTGCATTAGGTACAGATACATTTGGCGCAGGTGACCAAGGTATCATGTTCGGTTATGCAACTAAAGATACTGAAACATATATGCCCGCACCTTTGTATTACTCTCATAGAATCGTAGAAATGCTTTCTGTTATTAGAAAGAATGGTATGCTTCCTTGGTTGGGTCCTGATTCTAAGTCACAAGTCACTGTAGAATATAATGACGATAACACAGTTAAACGCATCGATAAGGTAGTTTGTTCTACACAACACGTAGAGCAGGTCGATATAGAGACTGTGAGGGCACAGATACAAGAAGTAATTCAGAAAACATTACCAGAAGAACTTTTAGATGAAAACACGCAATACTTAATTAATCCAACAGGTAGATTTGTTATTGGTGGACCTGACGGAGATTCAGGTCTGACTGGTAGAAAAATTATAGTAGACACATATGGTGGTATGGCGCCTCATGGTGGAGGAGCATTTAGTGGAAAAGACCCATCTAAAGTAGACAGATCAGCGGCATATATGGCTCGTTATCTTGCAAAAAATATTGTAGCAAGTGGACAAGCAGATTGGGCTAACATTCAATTAAGTTATGCAATTGGTGTAGAACAACCAACAAGTGTTTATGTAGAAAGTGATAGAGATAGTAGAGATTTAACTAAATGGATTACAGATAACGTAGACTTATCACCTAAAGGCATCATTGATAGATTTGATCTATTTTCCCCTATATACGGAGCGACTACAAATTACGGTCACTTCGGAAAAGAATACTTACCTTGGGAAAAACTCGACTTGTTCCCAGAAGAAAAGCCAAAGAAGAAAACAGTTAAGAATAAATAGACTTAGACAAAGGAGTCTAATTATGAATCAGACTATCAACGTAGTATCAACGAGAGTTGGTACTCATGGCTTATAGTGATAAAGTAATCGATCATTATGAAAATCCTCGTAATGTTGGCAAATGGGATCCTAACGAAGACGGTATAGGTACGGGAATGGTAGGCGCACCGGCATGCGGAGACGTGATGAGGTTGCAAATCAAAGTTAATGACGAAGGAGTTATTGAAGATGCTAAGTTTAAAACGTATGGGTGCGGGTCTGCAATTGCATCAAGCAGTCTCCTCACAGAATGGGTCAAAGGGAAAAGCCTCGAACAAGCAGAAGCAATTAAAAACGTTGAACTCGCGGAAGAACTCTCACTCCCTCCAGTCAAGATCCATTGCTCGGTATTAGCGGAAGATGCCATTAAACAAGCAGTCAAAGATTACAGAGACAAAAATTGTTAAATCACCGTGCAAAGGAATATGCAACTTAGATTTTGAAACACATCAAGTATGTCAAGGTTGTGGTAGAACAATAGATGAAATTGCTAACTGGCGCATTTTTACGAATGAAGATAAAGCAGAAATAAATAAGAAGGCTATGCAACGTATTAAAGAGATCAGTTTTGATCGAGGAACTTAGAAAAAAGATGGACATGACACCTAAAGGATTCGGTCTACCTAAAACTCTGTGGCGCCAACTATTAAAATTTAGAAACAAAACTGTCAAGTACTGTGCATCAGATGACATGTTTAGACACATGGCATTCTACAATTCATATATGGAACTACATCCTGAGAGAGATTTTGACTACACGTTCAACTCATGGGGATTTCGTGCAGACTATAATTACGAAGACTTAAATGTAGACGGAGAAAAAGCAAAGATCATTTTGGCTATCGGTGATAGTTTTACTATGAACGTAGGTGGCCCTTTAGAACATAGTTGGCCTAGTCAATTACAAGAACGATGTAATATTCCAATTCTTAACGGTGGAGTTGATGGATTAGGTCCTGAATCATATCATCTTATTGTAGATAAAATGAGAAAGTACTTTGATGTACAACACACATTCTGTCTATTTAATTTACATGGCGGTGCAACAGCAGATCAACTTGCAGATGCTAATTCAACTGAAGCAAAGATACATATCTTAAAAGAATACGAATGGCCAATGGGATCAGAAATAGCATTTATTCCCCCATGGTGTTGGGACCCGGACATGCAAAAAATCCTGCATTCTCATTTCCCTGAGGCTCATGCATATATGCGTGACTATGATTTTAAATATAAAGATATCCCTTATGAAATTTTTATATTATTATGCACACAGGAGTATCAATTATACTCTACACCTAGATGGCCTTCTTTAGAAGCAATCTATCATCAATTAGCGGCACACAATAATTTAGGTGATCTTATAAGTGATAGTGATGCATATTTCTTTTTACAAAAACTTATACCAAGATGTAAGAGTTATTTTTATCGCAACCGAGATTATAGACACATGAGCAAAATGGCTAATGGTATGGTTGCTGATTATTTTTACGAGAAACTAGATCCAAAATTTATAAAACTTAGATAGTTAATAAGGGGACATATCTAATGAGTGCGAGTAGACGTAGGTTTTGATTAAGTTAAAAGAATCTTAATTCTCTAAAGGACACACTCTGTTCCAAACTTTATGGATTCTTCCTGCCTTCATTATTTTATGTAATTTTTTGTATAATCTTATCATATGTACCTATTGTGTCAGTTATGTTACAAAATTGTGACATATAAGTATATATGCCTTCTATCGCCAAAAAATATTTTTACTCTTTATAAATCAAGTAAATACTACACAATAACTTATTTAGGAGAACATATTGAAAACAGTAGGCGATAAATTTCCCGCATTCTCATTGCCGGGTATTGATGAAAATAACGAGTTTGTCCAAGTAGACATACATGAAAATTACACACCACACAAAAAAGATTGGTCTGTAGTTTATTTTTATCCTAAAGACTTTACGTTTGTTTGTCCAACAGAGATTGCTGGTATGGACGTTTTAGCAGAACATGCTAATGTTGTTGGTATCTCAGGCGACAATGAGTTTTGTAAACTTGCATGGAAGAAAGAGAATGCATTGATAGGCGGTATCAATCACACTCTAGCCGCAGACTGCGGACTAGCATTATCACGTGAATTAGGTATTGTACATGAAGAAGCAGGTGTTTGTTATAGAGCAACGTTTATCTTTGATAAAGACAGAACTATTCAACATGCATCGATCAATGCACTAGATACAGGCAGAAATGCAGATGAAGTATTAAGAACACTTAAAGCATTACAAGCAGGTGGATTAACTGGTTGTGCTTGGGACGAAGGCGACGAATTATTAGGTTAAATATATTGATGTGCAAAGGCATCGTTTGATCCACATGTCTTTGCACACACTTGAAGTTTACCGTCATTACATGTAGACTTACTCCAACTATCTTCAATCAGATCAAAGTATCCACTCTCTAAAATTTCTTCAATCGTATAATTAAGGGCATTGATTTTGTCTTTTCCTACTTCATTAATTACAGACCATATCTGACTACCTTTAGGCGTATGATACCAATTATACATTTGACCTGCTACCCAACAGCAAGGTTGTAGTATTCCTTCAGCACTTACATATACACTTTTTTCTTCTTTTACTTTGCAAGTAACGGGTGTAGAGTCGTAATGTTGTTGTACAGGAGACCTAGAATCAAATAATTCTGGGTTTAATTTGCCTAATAAATCTTCTTTTTTTGTTGGAAATATGATGTCTTTTTCTTCGGCTATACTCGACATCTCTTTAGTGTATAAGTTGTCGTAGGCCGCCCCTCTGGGCTCTCTAATGACGATTTCAGAGCCATGTCTGTCGATTGTTTTGATGTATGACTTAGTGCTTCCAGACACACTAGAAAAGAATCTACTAGATGTTTTTACTTGAAACTTTTGGAAACCCATTTGCTCTGCAAGTCTTCTGGCCTCTTCTACCTGATGTTCATTGTGTTCAAAAACTATATACTCCCAATGAGCATTTCCACCGGCATCAATAAACGATCCTGCGTTTTCTATAATCTTTTCCCATATTGTGTTTTTACGATACAAATAATTAGTATCTTCTAATCCGTCGATGCTAAAAATTACATATCCGTTACCTATTATTTCTGCTAATTCTTTCCACCATTGTTTAGGTCTTGCAGAACCATTCGTATTCATGCTCAAATATATTGTTGGATTAACTTCTCTAAAATATTTGAATACTCTTAATGTATCTTTTGCAACAATAGGATCTCCGTAGTTACCACACATATACATATGCGTAATTTGTTTAATAAACTCAGTAGGGAATATAGTAATAATATCATTGAGAGATAATTCGGCATTTTGTAGCCATGGATTATCTTCTCCGCCGTTTATATTTCTTGCACACATAGGACATGCCGCATTACATTTTTCTGTAATTTCTAAATGAACTGTCTTAATGTCTGCATAATCGTACATTATTTTTTTCCGATGATCATGTAACGATTGTAACTCGCACTCCCGTAATCAAAATATTTTGTTTCAGCAAATAAAAGTTCAGTAAATTGAAATCGTTCTTTTAATGCTTCTAATGTGACACAAGGATTTGTTACTAACCACGGTTTTCTGTGTTCAGTGACATCACTTGATTGAATACAAACTAGAGCGCCAGGATCAACGTTGTTGTACCAATCGTCTTTCATATGCTCTACACTAGTGTTAATAACAACTCTATGTCCTTGCAAATTATACGTATCTGCGTTCTGACAAACGTTTCTAATTTGTGAGTTTTTGCCCAACATAAAGCCCTGACACAAAATGTCAGCGCCTCTAATCGCCTCTGAGTCAATATCTACACCTAAGATGTGCTGATACATGTCTCGGTTACGAGTTAAAAGCATAAAACCTAACATATTATACCAGCATCCAAGTATGGCAACCACGGCATCTTTTGGTATATACTGTTCAATAGTATCACATAACCAAAGTTTGCTTTGTGTTTGCCCGTGTGAAAATGATAATAAGTCCATATATGTATTTAATGGGTAAAATATACGTTGACAAAAAATATTGCGGTTGATATAATATTCAATAAATATATGACATTGCTACCGTAACTCAGTTGGTAGAGTAACTGATTTGTAATCAGTAGGTCGTCCGTTCGAGTCGGACCGGTAGCTCCAGTTTTAGAGGGATAGTTTGAATCTAACAGAGAAGATTAATGATAGAATGGATCAATTGCAAACCTGGATGGAAAGCAATTATCATTTAGATCATGCAGATGAAGTCTATGAACACACTCTTTCCATTAGTAAATTTTGGTCTGTCTTATCAGAAGGAGATAGAGAGTATATACAGTGTGCCCAAGATGCATGTGAAGAATCTACTCCGTGGGGAGATCCAAATACAAATGACTAGGGGCCGTAGTTCAGTTGGGAGAACGTCTGGTTTGCAACCAGAAGGTCGGCGGTTCGAACCAGTTTTGCCCGAGTGGTGGAATTGGTAGACACAAGGGACTTAAAATCCCTCGACCTTACGGTCATGCCGGTTCAAGTCCGGCCTCGGGTACCAATCACATGTTAACAGAAAACGTATTAGAAATTAAACATTGGTCTGATCGCACATTTAGTTTTACTACAACTAGAAGTGATACATTTAGATTTAACTCAGGAGAGTTTGCTATGATCGGTCAGATGGTTGATAACAAAAAAGTTATCAGAGCATATAGTGTTGTTAGTCCTCCTTGGGCAGAACACTTAGAATTTCTCAGTATTAAAAATGTAGGTCCGTTAACAAATCAAATTAGTCAACTGTCAGTAGGAGATGAAGTATTAGTGCTTCCTAAATGTACTGGTACATTAAGAAATACGTTTCTTACAGAAGGCGGCAAAAGACTCGTATTATTAGCAACAGGAACAGGTCTTGCTCCGTTCATGTCAACTATTAGAGATATTGATTTAATAGAATCATATGATAAAATTCATTTAGTTCATAGTGTAAGAAACAGAGACGATCTTGCATATTGGTATGAATTACTGTCTGCGTTTGAAGATGAACCTGATTTACATGAGTTGCTAAAAGATAAACTAGAATACACTACACTAGTCACAGGTGAGGGAGATCAACGTATAGATGCAAGATTTATACAAGCAGATGATCGTGTTATGGCATGTGGTAATTTACAATTCAACTATGATGTTGTTGAGTGGTGCAAAGCATTAGGTATGACTGAAGGCTCAAATAGAGAGCCTGGTCAATTCGTTATTGAAAAAGCATTCGTGGATCAATAGCCAATAAAAAGCAGACCGAAGTCTGCTTTTTAATATTCTAAATTTACTCTTTCGTAAATAAATGAATTAGTATGATTGCTACTAGTAGTCCAACTAACCCTTGTTGTCCAAGAGTGTTAACTAAGTTTAGCAATCCGCCGACAACATCGACACCCATTAGGTCACCGAATA